CACCCACATACACATACAGGGGACAGACAGAGAGCAACAGCCCTGATGACTACGACAGTCACCTACGTTGACCGTTCGCACCATGCCTACCACTTACCCATTCGGGGGCAACCAGCGAACGATCTGACCGCTCTGAGAGGAGCGGACGCAAGGCACTGTCCCCATGTACCGCCCTCGTGAATAAGGGCGGCAAGTGGATTCCACTTCAAGCACATTGTTCTCAGTGCGCTTGTGGATGCAATCCGCATCAAACAACTGGAGGCTCAATGCAATTCGTTCATCACCACACTGGTGATTGGGTTCGCAATAGTGCGAACACTTCAGCCACTCGCACAGATAGCTCTGTGACTGAGTACAACTCGCTTGACGAGATCAAAAACGCATTCGTGCGTAACACATTCGAGTGGATGCTCGAAATAGGTGAATGCGTCACCTCTTCCGGCTCTGATGTTTACCAAATCAGAGGCTGACATTTCAGCGGTATGCCCGATGGGCATATCAGTGCAATGTCGCACTTCAATGGAGGCTTAACCATGTTCCGCAAATTCAACGTGACAGAGACAATCAACAACACCGTTCGCAATAACAAAGGCAAACCGTTCGGTGAAATCTTCTACACCTTTTCTGCTCCCACGCATTGGGGTTCAGAGGGCATTTGCTACATCATCGAACGCTACAGCTTCGGTGAATTGCCGAAAGTGACCCTGCACTGGTCAAGTGGCGGCACGAACGCTGACGTAACCGACATTGAGGTTGCATACACCATGAGCAAGGCGTTTGAGCTTGCCAAGAATCGTTTGATTGCCATCGGCATTGATGCTGGTGAGTCGATCAAGTACAAGCTTGCGAACAACGAACTGCCACTCGGCATCTGAAAGGACACGCATGAAACAGGATTTAGAGCAAATAACAGAGGCGCTTGAAGAGGCGTATAGGGCACTCACGCTGGACGATAAAGACATTGCAATGAATTGCATTGTCTACGTCCAATCCATCATCAATGGCACACACAAGGGGGGCGATGCTCGTAGCGATCCCGATCATTGCGACCATGACCAATGGCTCTCCGATCAGGATGACGCACCAAGAAAAACAATCGAATCGTTCAAGCTCACCATCACTTGGAGCAATGGTGAGACAGAGGGCATTGCGAACGATCTGCCTGAGCATTTGGACAGATATTTGCGAGAGCATTTGACAGAGCTTGAAGACTTGCGAGAGGAGCAGGAAATCGATGACGCATCTTGGCGAGCGTAAGGACAACTGATGAGGCTTGATTAGCCGAAAGCGCAGAGATGCGCTCTTGTTCAACTTTATGGAGGCTTATCCATGTATTACGTTCTCATGTCTTTTGTTTCAGCCGTTGCGCTGTTCGCAGGTTTCACCTACAGCGAGGGCATACCGCTATGGAATTTCGTTATCGCCGCTGGCGGTTTCTTTCTTGGTCACGTTGTGACTGAGGCTCTCAATCACAAGGAGGTTTAAACATGACTGCTACCAACCGTGAAGAGTGGCTTGCCCACGCTGTCGAGGAGCTACGCTCCATCTTCAATGCCAACGGCTTCCCACTGCCCGACAAGATCAGGGTCACCTGTGGATTCCCATCCAGCAAGGCTCGCTCTCAGCACCGTGCCATCGGTGAGCATTGGTCACCAGCCGCATCAAGCGATGGTCACCATGAAATCTGCATCAGCCCTGTGGTTGATGACGCTGTCGAGGCGTTCGCAATTCTCTGCCACGAGTTGTCCCATGCGGCGACTGATGGTGATGGTCACCGTGGACGTTTCGTGCCTTGCGTTCGTGCCTTATGGCTTGAGGGCAAGGTCACTGCAACCGAGGCTGGTGACACGTTCAGAGACAACTTCGCTCCACTGATTCAATCATTGGGCGACTACCCACACGCCAAGCTGAACATCTCTGCTGTTCGCAAGGTGCAATCAACTCGTATGTTGTTGGCTGATTGCCCAACGTGCGGCTACAAGGTGCGACTCACCGCTAAGTGGTCATCGACTGGTCTGCCTTGGTGTTCGCATGGACAACCCGACAGCACCAACGTCACTCAATTTCGACTCGTTTAAATCAGGAGGCTTCCTATCATGTCAACAGCAAAAATTTCTCAAGCCCTGTCACTCATTCAGACAGGCAAACTCAACGCCGCATTGGTGCAGACAGGCTACGGCTCAGAGGTCAGCGCCGACAAGGTTCATGTGGTCAGCATCTTGACTGACGTTGTCAACAAGGGCGGCATCAGCCTCGCTGAGATTCGTGACCTCGTGCCACTGTCAACGGCAACGATCAACGCCAAGCAGTCCAGCGCACCATCGGTTGACTCCTCAATCACATTGGTCAATGATGCAATCACCGAGGTTCGCAATACGCAAGCCATCGTCTCATCGACTAACACGCTCGCCTCTAGGGCGTTGGATGAGAGCCGCCAATTGAGAGGCACGGTCATCTCAAGAGTTGACACCATTGAACGTGACTTGATCAAGCGCCTCGACACTGAGGTGAGCAAGATCACAGGCGTGGACTACGGCAAGATCGACAACGCCATTCACGCTGAAGTGGGTAACCTGTTCAAGGCTTTGAAGAAGACGGTTACTCCTGATCAGTTACAGACCATCGCCAATAGCGTGGCAGTGTTTGAGACACGCAAAGCGTCTGAGATATTCCCCGCTCCTCTCGTGTACGAGCAGGACGGTGAGGTTGTCAACTTTGAGGACTTAGAGGTTCTCGTGTGGAATGATGCAGAGGCTTGCGCTGTTGTCGATGACTACGTCTTTGACCCTGCCAACTTGCACCAAGCACTCTGTGCATTGAGCGATGCACTGCCTGACAACGTGTGGCTCGCTGGTGAGCGTGGTACAGGCAAGACCGCATTCTGCGAACAACTGAGCGCAAGGCTCAAGCGCAAATTGTTCCGCATCAACTTTGATGAGGCAATGGAGCGTAGCGAATTCATTGGCGGCAACATCGTCAAGAACGGTTCAGTCGAGTGGAAAGCAGGGGTCATTGCTCAGGCAATCAGCCACACTGGTTCACTCGTGCTGTTAGATGAGATCGGCTTTGCGAGAGCGCAAAACCTTGCCGCTCTCCACGCCTTGTGCGAACGCTCTGCCAACCGTGCCATCGTGATTGCTGAGACAGGTGTTCGCATCCCTGTCGCATCGCACGTTGCGTTCTTCTGTGCTGATAACAGCAACGGTCACGGTGATGCATCAGGCAACTTCGCTGGTGTTCGTGATCAGAACAGTGCGTTCATTGATCGCTTCAGCTACACGTTGGAGTTCGAGTATCTGCCACATGATGACGAGGTTGCACTCATCAACAAACGGACAGGTTTAAACACTGATGCCGCTGACGTTCTCGTGCGCTTCGCCAACGTGGCTCGTGAGAAAGCAAGGGCTGGTGTACTGACTCAACCCCCATCATTGCGACAGTTGTTTGCATGGGCAAGAGCGGTGACCAAGGGCATCCCAACGGTGACAGCGTTTCGCTCTGCCATCGTCAACAAGTTTCCCGCTGACTGCGAGCCTGAGTTGGTAGGTATCTTCACCGCCACGGTTGACACCGTGGAATTCAAAAAATTCTTAACCAAGTAAGGGGGCTTTATGTTTTTAGGCACACAAGTTAAACGAGGCGTTGCATCAACGCTTGAGCGAGTCTTCCAAGCAAGCGGACAGAAGATAGAGAAGCTCGACATTCTGTGGTCAGGCAAGACAGCGGGGATCATCTTCAGACGCTCCAATGCAAAGACATTGCATAGTGTGAAGCTGATCTTCCCATCCATCGATGACATGGCAACCATCTCTCGCAAGGTGTTCAACAATACCGTTGGCTACGCCTTGCACGAGCTTGGTCATGCATGGTTCACCGACAACGCACCTTGGGACAATGCTCGTGACAAGCATGGCTCGTATGTAAGCTCGCTGATCAACGGTCTTGAAGACCCCCGCATTGAACAGTGCGTCATCCACTCAGGCTACGCACCCAATGCCAAGGCGCTGTTCGAGGAGTTGACCAATGCAGTGCTGGACAAGAACGGTTACGTCAAGCCTGACGATCTGAAGAACGTGCCATTCATGCTCGCCATTGAGGGGCGGCGCTTGAACGGTTACCCCATCAGTCACCCGACAGTGCTTGGCGTGTCACCTTGGTCAGCCGACATTGAGTGGGCATTGACCAGCGCACAGAAATCCAAGAACACTGCCGCAATTGCAGACATTGCCATTGAGCTGTTTAAACGTCTCAAGCAAGCCTTTGACGAGCAGAAGAAGCAACCCCCACAAGAGCCGCAAGATGACGGCGGTCAGCAGGGTGATGACAGCAAGCAAGGTGAGCAGGGCGAGCAAGGTGACCAAGCAGGGGATCGGGGCGGCGACCAGCAGGGCGATCAGGCTGGTGACCAAGGCGGTCAGCAAGGCGACAAGGCTGACGGTGAGGGTAAGGGGTCAGACGGCGCTGATAAGGGCGCTGGTGACGGTTCTGACAAGCCTGAGCAGGGTAATGGCGAGGGTCAACAAGGCGACCAAGCTGGTGACCAGCAAGGCGATACGTCAGGCAAGCCAAGCGACAAGGGCGGCAACGGCAAGAGCAGTGATCCATTCACTGAAAAGCGCCGCCGTCCTGAGTTTGACAAGTTTGTTGAGAATGAATTGGGCAAGCACAAGTGCGAGGTTGACGGCAAGCGTCATCGTCCTGCAATCGCAAGACCTCGCATCGATGAGATAGTTCTTTACTAAGGGGTAAGCATGAGACACATTGACAAAGACAGAGCAGAGCAAGCATACAAACACAACTACACACTCACGCCATCAGGCATGGGTGCGACACGAGCCAACTTGCTCCGCATCTTGCGCTCGAATGACTTGGTTAGCTGGTCTAGCCACGAGGAGTCAGGCAAGGTTGATCGCAAAGCGTTTACACGTTACGCCTGTGGTGATGCAAACATCTTCAGCAAGCGGCAGGTGCGTGAGGCTGAGTTGTCGGCGGTTAGCATCATGATCGACTGCTCAGGCTCAATGAGCTACGGCGGCGAGATCGCCCTTGCTGGTCAGGTTGCTGTTCAGCTATGCAAGATATTTGACAAAGCCAACGCTGAGTTTTCAGTGACAGGTTTTTACGGCGGCGATGAGACTCAGACGCAAGATGTATCGGGTGCGTCACGAGCCATTGAGGTGCGAGTCGAGCGCCCTACATTCATCCCATTCAAGAAGTGGGGCGAGTCACTAGGCAAGGCATCTGCAAAGCTTGGCGGTATCGCTCAATGCGCTCAAGGTTCAACGCCTGACTACTCTTCCATTTCCCTTGCGCTTGAGGACTTGGCTGTACGCAAAGAGCCACGCAAGGTTTTGTTTTTGCTGACCGATGCGAATGGCTACAACCAAGCGCACATGAAGTATCTGCAACAGCTTGCCGACAAGCAACGCATCACGCTGATTGCAATAGGTATCGGTCACACTGAGGTTGCTCAATGTTTCACTCACGCTGAGAACGTGACCAACATTCAAGACCTCACCAGCGCATCGCTCAACAAGGTTCTGAAAGTATTGAAGTAAACAAGGGGGGCTTGCCCCCCATCTTTTAAAAGGAAAGCATCATGGAAAAACTAACAGCAGAAGAAATTGAAAAGCAGTTCGACTCTTACATGGAACTCAGAGACAAGGTCTGTGATGTTCTTGAGGGTCACAACATGGCGGTCATCTTGCCCATGCTTACATCCCTGCTTGCAGAGGTTGCATTTGACTCAGGCGTAGAACTTACAGATGTTTTAAAAGCCGTTGTCACAAGCATCACCGTGAAATACGCAAGCGAGATGCCTGACGAGGACTCACCCATTCACTGAAAGGAAAAAAATGAACAGGTACTTTACAAACAAAGAATTCCGCAATGGTTTTGATGCGGCGGCATTGTGTGAGTCTTGCGACAAATCTAAATCTAAAGATTGGATTGAGGGCTGGAATCATTATCAAGACATTGATACTGCAAGCGAAACAGCTTGCTGGTTTTGATTAACCAATTAAAAAGGATAACCGAGCATGAACGACTTTGATTTCACATGGAACTACCGCATCGTTAACGCCAAGTCAGAGAACAACGATGAGGATTGGTATTGCCTTAAAGAGGTGATATATGAGGATGACAAACCTGTAGGCTACAGCAACCCATGCACAGGGTCAGAGGACATGGAGTCCTTTGCTGAGGTGTGGCGACTGATGCAACAGGCAACAACTTTGCCCCCATTACAAGAAGAAGACTTCCCCCAACAGCAATCAATATGACCAGTTCCCCCCTTAGCTTTGCGGCTTCGGGGGGATTTTTTTTGCCCTGTAAACACTCAGCGTTTAAACAGCCTAGAAGTCATCAGCCACCTTGTACGTTCCAGTGACCTTTTCATAATTCAATTGGGTTTCGCCTTGTGTGCCTACCCATCGATAGCGGCATTTCCAAATTGCAATTTCAACATCATTGGTCTTGGTTCGATGCACGGTCATGCCGCAATCAGCCTTTGCCCACCAAGCCATCGATCCACTGATAGCCATGCCATCAGGACGAGGTAAATCCATGCCTGAGCGAGTTATTTTGGCTGGGTGAGCCACGAACCACACATGGACTCCATAAGCCTTTGCGAACGCTTGTATGCGGGTCAGCATGGACGATATGAACTCTGTCTCTGCCATGCCGCTCTTGTTTTCGATGTAGTTGTAGGGATCGACTACCAGCCCTCGTATACCCATGCGAACGACTGCAATCCTCGCCCTGTCCAATATCGAATCAATTGATGCTGGCTCAACGCCCTCTGAATCCAAGAACATGAAATGTTGTTGCACCCAGTCAAAGGCATCCTTGCGGTCATCATCTGTCATCCGATTTGTGCCTTCAAAGAATCGTTTCTCTTTGTAGATTTCCATCAGGCGTGAGATATGAATTTCGGGAGCGTTCTCAAATGAACAAAGGGCGAACTTCCAGTCGTGTGATCGTCCAAGGTTGACCATCAACTGATCAACGAAATTGGATTTGCCGCTGGATGGGTAGCCTGTCACGATGGTGAGTTGACCTTCAGCCACGGTGTAAATCTGATCCACGTTTGAGTAGCCTGTCGATGTTCCCCGTCCCGTACCTTTGCTCCATAGATCGTTTAAACGGTCTTCAAACTTTGTGGCGGAGGACAAACCAGCAACTGGGTACGGCTCTGCCTTGTCAATTATTTCTTTGACCTTTGTCGCACCCTCTGCGAGGAACGCCTCGTTTAAATCTTTGAAGTCTGATTTGGCGATGCGGCATTTATCTTTGCCTATGCGTCTTGCCAACTCTTCTGCAAGGGCTTGACCAGCAGTGTCGGTATCAACTGCAATGACAACGTAGGGGAGCTTTTCAATTGTTTCAAATGCATCCCAAATGAAACTAAATTTTTTATCCTCGCTTGGTGCAACCTTGCCATCGTTGACTTTGATGGGAGCGCCCGCAGGGACGCTCACAACATTCTCAATGCCGCATTCAATCAATGTCAGTGCATCTATTTCGCCCTCTACGATGATCATCGGTTTGGTTGGATCGACTTTGTCAATTGCAAAGAAGACATGAGCGCCCCCTGTATCTTGCGTGAAGTCCTTTGATTCGATACTTCGATACTTCGCATTGATGTACTGACCATTTTTAAAATAAGGAAAACCGATTGCATCAGTTTGTTTTTGGATGCGATTGAAATATTTATTTGCCGCAAACAACTTCATGTCAAGGGCGGTCTGTTCTGATATACCTCGTGCTTTCAAAAATGCAAAATGTTGTGGCTCAAGTTGTGTTTGTTGAAAGGCTCTGATAGGGATCACGTTTTGCTCCTGACGTTTGGGCGGTTGAATGTAGTTTGATGGGAAGAAGACAAAGCCGCCGATATGACAGTGATGGCAGTGGTAAGTCCATCCACGCTCTTTCGGGTGAATGGATAAATCTTTATCGCCTTTTTTGGAACGCTCATCCGAGCATTCGGGACAGACAGCACGTTCGGGTTTGTGTGCCGCAATTGACGCAACGAGATGGTCGATGCCACTCGTTGCAGGTGATCCTGCAAATTTCATAAGCCTCCTGATGATTTACTTTTTCGGTCTGTTCACTTTGACAGTGTGATCACTGTTTCGTGTGAATGATCGATTCTTTGATGGTGTTTTTAATTTTAAGTTTGATGGTGCGTTCGTTCCCCCTTTGGATAGCGGCACTACATGGTCGATGTCCTTGCCCTTGCGGTCAATGCCCTTCTTGTCCATCTCATACCTTGCACGTTCTCTCGCATTGCGTTTGGGTTGTTCGCTACGCTCAACTTGTTGCTCATATTCTTTTTTATAAGGTCTTGCTTTGTTCACATATGGCATGAGATTTCCAATTAATATTTACTCTTTGCGCTCCCTTTAGGGGGAGCGCAAGGCGCACCTAGCCTATCCTAGGTTGCCTTCACGCATGATGCGCCCCGACAGACTTCTCGTGCAAGGGACTCTGTCTTCGCCATCCCCTTCGGTATCTAATGCACTTCCAACAGTACCGACAATACACCTCTTGACCCTGCTGTCGATTTCTCCCAACGATCAAAAGAGGATTGAATCTTAATCCACGAAACAGGGGCGACACAATGGGGTAAGCATAAATATTTTTGCAACACCATAAAATTTCTTGTGTGCGTTTAAACATCTTGCAATCAACGCCTGCGTGTTGTTCCCATTGATCGCCAGAAACGCCAGACAAAAAAAAGAGAGATGCGTTTAAACATCTCTCAAAGATTGCCGCCTGAAAACAAACGACAACTGCAATCGCATTATCCTAAAAATATTTTGCGAACGAGTGTTGACACGCTTGATGGGGGAGCTACAATTCATGCACCTAGACATGATTAAGCCTCCTGTATAGCAGATCGAAAGATCGGTAAAAGCCACTCTTGTAGTGGCTTTTATTTTGCCTGTATGGGGCTGACCTCAATCTCGCAACGAGGGTTCTCTTTGTCTACACCCATCCAATAGATGTGCTTCTCTTTGACCTGCCTGTCGTTGAGGTAGGCAACATCCTGTAACAAGTCCAAGATCAGCGACTCATCTAGGTCAGGTCGCCTTGACGCATACCAAATGCGAATGACCACAGCAACATCCTCCGAAATAAATTTCAACAGGGGCGGCACAACTGATTGCTGTTTAAACATCTTTGCATAGCCGAGCGCCTTTGCGGATTTAATGAACATAGATTTGCCGTTGACCATCACCGCTCTGCGAGAGTTGGCTTTACTTGCTGGCTCACCATAAATTTTTAACAAAAGTGTTTGCATGGTTTATTTTCTCGTGTTAGCATAAGCGTTCGCATTTTATCAACCAAGGAGGCTTCATGAAAGTAACGAACAAATTCGGTTTACCCGAACCACTATACGCTCTTGCGAACAAACAGTATTACAGCAAGGGTGCGGCTGACTACTCAGTCACCGAAATAATTTCACCGCCCCGCATTCAGCGGCTACGCAAAAAACATGATGACGAAATGGAAACGGATGTCACCGATATGTGGTGGTCAATCGTTGGCTCCGCCCTGCACGTTGTCATGGAGCGTTCGGTCATTGACAACTATACGAACGAAGAGCGACTGACCATTGATGTGAACGGCGTTCGCTTGTCAGGTGCAATCGATGTCCAGCAGATTGACGAGGACGGCATCATCATCATGGACTACAAGTTCACCTCTGCGTGGGCTTTGATGAATGAGAAGCCTGAGTGGGCAGAGCAACAAAACATCTACGGCTACATCGTGGAGAAAGCCAAGGGCAAGAAGGTCAAGGGCTTGAAGATCATTGCCATCGTTCGTGATTGGTCACGGCGTGAGGCTGATAGAAAAGACACCTACCCACAAGCACCCATCCAAGTGGTGGACATTCCTCTATGGGATGCAAGCGTCACAGAGGACTTCATCAAAAGGCGTGTCGAGTTGCACCGTGACTCCAAGGTCAGCGCAGATTGGGGCGATGAGTTACCCCCTTGCACTGATGAGGATCGCTGGATGCGTGATCCAAAATTTGCAGTCAAGAAAGAGGGGCGCAAGACTGCCGTTCGTGTTTTCGACACGATGACCGAAGCAAACGATTTGCTGGCAACAATGCTGGCAAAGGATAAAGGGTTCATAGAAATCCGCAAAGCCGAACCTGTGCGCTGTACGCAAGACTATTGCGGTGTCAGCAAGTGGTGTTCACAGTATCAATCCTATTTGAAGGAGCAACAAAATGACGAATGAAAATGAGACGATGGCGTTTGACCCAAGCGTGAGTCATTCAGACCAGTTGGTGTTAATGGGCATGAATGGTAAGCGTGGGGTGCTTGCCCGACTCATCGCCGCTCGTGCAGAGTTTCAAACAATGCCGATCAAGAAGTCGGGTCACAACAAGTTTGCTGGCTATAGCTACTTTGAGCTTGGGGACTTTTTGCCAGCGATCCAATTGGCTTTCAACAAGTGGGGCTTGGTCGATGTCATCAGCTTCACGCCTGAGATGGCAACCATGACCATCTACGATGTGATCGATGGATCGTGCGTGACGTTTACATCGCCTATGGCTGATGCTCAGTTGAAAGGCTGTCACCCGATACAAAATTTGGGTGCTGTTGAAACCTATCAGCGCCGGTACTTGTATGTAACGGCAATGGCTATCGTTGAGCATGATGCGCTTGAGAGCGTTACAGGCTCACCACAGGGTCAGCCGACAGGCGAGGTAATCCAGCCAGTTCCCTCTAAGAAGAAGGAAAGCACAGAATCAAAACTCTTTGTTGAGGGTTTGATTGAGCTTGCTCAGGCAAGCACAACACTCACAGACCTCGCCAAACTGTGGAAACAAAACCAAGGGCGAATCGATCAGATCAAGGACGAAGAATCCAATCTGTTTAAGGGACTGCAAACAGCATTTGCAGAAATCAAAAAGCAACTTTCAGAAAACATTGGAGCCACAGATGTATAACACCCCCAAGTACGACAAACCCTACGAGGTCAAGCCCGACACAGGCTCACTCCGCAAGACAGAAGTAAAGAAGAGGGCAGAGTCGCCTGATTACTTTGGCTCGTTTAAACTTAATTTAGATTCTGTCAAGGTCGTCAACAACGAGATTGAATTCAAAATCTCAGGATGGAAGTCTGTTGACAAGGCTGGTAAAAGCTACCTGTCTTTAAAGCTCAACAACTACACAGGACAAGAGGCGCAAGAGCCAAGACAGCAAGCCCCACAACACAAGGAGCAAGACGATGACATCCCATTCTGAAATCACAATGTTTAACAAGAAACCAAAGACCCCACAGCAACTGGCGGCGGCTCGTTTAAGGGCGGCTCATGCAAGGGAAGTTAGAAAAGAAAACGCAAGGAAGCGAAGGGAGTCAAAGATGCCTGAGACAGAAAACGTAGTTAAAGAAAAAAGAAAATACAACAAGAAGCAAGACAACGCCAAAGTTTTTCTTGATAACTTTGAGGCATACAAGGCGCTTAACGCAAAGATTGCAAGCCTTGAGCATCAGGCTATTCAATACCGCACGGTGATTGATTATCTTGAATCTAAAGTTGATTCTTTGCTTTCACGCAAATGAACGCCTTGCAATTTGAAGGCGTCAAGATAGCCCTCAAGCAGGATCGGACTGGTTACGTCTTGACGATAACCATCCATCCTGATGAAATCCCTGACGAGTTGCTTAGGGATTTTGTAGGGACAAGGTACGGCATTGCAATGGCTCGCATTGAGTCTGATGAGACTGCAAGGGTGTACGACAACCGAGTAAAGACTGCTGGGAAGCTTTGCAGAAGCAAGGAGTTCCAAGATTGGGTCGCCCCTAAAGTTGGTTTAAACACTGCAAGCGAGAACAAAGCAATTGAGTACCTGTACAGCAGGTGCGGTATTGCATCAAGAACTGAACTCAATGGAAACGCTGAGGCTCAAGCAAAGTTTGATGAAATGTTGGAGGAATATGAGCAATCCCAAGAGTCGTTTTAAATCGATTGTTCCTTTGATGGTTTACCTAGAACCCGATCAACCAATGAGGCTAAAGCTTTATGCGATTGATCGAAGTCTTTCGGTAAGTCAAGTGGCTAGAGATGCGTTCAATGCGTTCATGTCTCCATCGAACGATCCATTCCACCAAGGCTACAACGCTGGCATTGATGCGGCAATACAAATCGTCAAAGGCACAGAGGGTGCAAAGATGATGTTCCCATCAGGCAAGTCTTTTGGTCAGTTGGTATGCGATCAACTCTTGCAGTTTAAACGCTCAAAGGTTACGAAATGAGCGAAGAACATCAAGAGAACTTGCGTGACTTGGCGGCAATGTTTGCACTAAACGCCCTCATTCAGCGTCCCGAAACAAGCCTACTCTCATCTGATGTACGAACTGACGTTTGTGTGTCGGCATACAAGTGGGCTGATTCACTGATGTCCGTCAAGGATGGGCTGGTTGGCGTTGGCATTGCATCTGCAAAGCGTAAGCGCAAATGAAAGAAAAGCATTTTGAAGAGACAGCCCAATGGATTGCCAAGATGGCTATGACAAAGGGCTGGCTCGACTATGCAAGAGGTCGGTGTAAAGAGTTAGAGAAAGATGAGTCAGGTTTGTACGTTGGGCTTGGCAAACGGATCAAAGAAATCATAGATAGTTTAAACAAGGAGGCAACATGAAAGATGACACAAATTTTAATGGCGGCACAAAGAAGCCCTTTGACTTGCCAATATTTAACAGGGCTAGAAATTCAGACCCTATAACGAGCCATGAGGCCGCTGATGCCGCCAAGGATTTAGCAATCAAGCACTTCAGCATCATTGTGGACTGTTTAAAGGCTCATGGCTCGCTTGGGAAGGATGGGATAGCAAGACATACCAACTTAGACAGAAATCAAATCTCACGCCGCTTAAGCGAGTTAGAGAAGATAAATCTAATCGAGTTGACTGGCAGAACAGTTAAGTCTTCATCGGGTCGTAATGAGCGTGAATGGAGGGCGATCTAATGTGGGATGTGGTTGCTATTGTGGTTTTGATGGCGTTTGGTGCGGTTGGCACAATTGCCATCTTTGGACTGATCGGCTGGGCGATATTCTTTTTACAGAATGTAGACGAAGATAACGAATGAAGGTGCTTCCCATCAAAGCAGAAGAGACTGCGCCTTGGTTGCTTGAGAAGCATTACGCTAGAAGGATGTGTCCTATTAGCTATGCTTTTGGAGCATACAAGGACAATACTTTAATTGGCATTGTT